GGGGAGAAACCCCCCGCAAAGTGGGGCGTGCAGATTGCGGGAATGATTTTTCAAACAGGCTCTAGTATAATAAAATGGCTTGGCAGAAAATGAATTCTGTCAAGCCGTTTTTTCTGGACATGTCCATAAATAATTTTTATATCATAGCTGTTCTAAATTCCAAACCACATCTTGCGGATTACGGTCAGTATAGCAATATGTACCGGATAAAAAGCATAGAAGAGATATTTTACCCATTTCCCCTGAATAAATCCTCGTTTTTCATTGTACATATTCAAAGGGATAAAAGCAAAGCAAGCCTTCCATTCATAGATCAGCCAGCAGCTTCCAATAACTGCCTGTGCAGGTTTGTGCTGATGCAGCCAGTACATGATCAGGAGAAATACAAAGCCTTTATATCCGTAATCTGCTTTGAGAAAATAGGAGACTGCAAGAAGCAACAACATGCAGACAAGCTGCATGGAAGCATTTTTTTCAAAGTGTTCGACCAGGCAGAATGCAAGATATCCCAGAAATAAGGTGAAAAAAACGTTCTGCTTATCTGGATACAGCAGAGTGCCATTTTGTGCAAAATTCCATGGAATTTCTGAAATACAGGCGAAAATCAGAAGATTTCTTCCATATTTAAAGCGGTTATGGGTGTGAAGAAATCCTTCCACAAGCAGGAAACAGAAAATAGGGAAAGCTGCACGCCCCACGTCACGCATTACCCGGTATAGGGAATAAGTGGTGCTGCCTATTTGAAACCAGGGCGCAATGGCTGGCGGGTAGTGACGCAGAAGGAAAGAAGCGGTATGGTCGATCAGCATAATCGCCATAGCCAGCATCTTCAGGGCACTTCCGCTTAGGATTCTCAGTTTTTCGGGCATAAAAGAAGTTGAAGTTTGCAATGACATATCTATGTAAGTCCTCCTGTTCTGAATATAGAGTATTGCTGGATACTTTTGGCTATGAAAGTTCCGGGCGGCAGCTGTGATCGGAATGTTCTTATGTAGTTTATCATGAAAATAAAATTCCTACAAGACAAGTCCAATAAATGGTACCGACAATTTTTTCGTAAATTTTGCAAAATATGACTAGACGAATGAAGAATTTTGTGAGAAAATAACACTAGGTTGTTAGGTCTTTAACAACGATTAAGTAATCAACACTGAAAGGAGTCTTAAAATGATTTACACTACTGAAGTTGAAAACATGTGCCCAGTAGCTAAGGGTGCAAAACATGAGCCAGCTCCGATCCCGGAAGAAGGCCAGTGGGTCCATGCAAAGAAAATTGAAGATATCTCTGGTTTTACACATGGTGTAGGCTGGTGTGCTCCTCAGCAGGGTGCCTGTAAACTGTCCTTAAATGTTAAGAATGGTGTAATCGAGGAAGCCCTTATTGAGACAATCGGATGCTCCGGTATGACACATTCTGCAGCTATGGCAGCAGAGGTTCTTCAGGGTAAGACAATTCTTGAAGCATTAAATACAGACCTTGTCTGTGATGCAATCAATACAGCAATGAGAGAACTGTTCCTTCAGATCGTTTACGGACGTACTCAGAGTGCTTTCTCTGATGACGGTCTTGCTGTTGGTGCAGGTCTTGAGGACCTTGGTAAAGGCCTTCGTTCCCAGGTTGGTACAATGTACGCTACCAAGGAAAAAGGAGTTCGTTACCTGGAAATGGCAGAGGGCTATGTAACAGGTATTGCTCTTGACGAAGACAACGAAGTAATCGGATATCAGTTCGTTTCTCTTGGAAAAATGACTGACTTTATCAAAAAAGGTGATGATCCTAACACTGCATGGGAGAAGGCAAAAGGTCAGTATGGCCGTGTAGCTGATGCTGTTAAGATTATTGACCCAAGAAAAGAGTAAGCCACAAGCGAAAGGAGACGAACAGAAATGGCATTATTTGAAGGATATGAGAGAAGAATTGCTCAGATCAATTCTGTATTAAATAGCTATGGAATCAGCTCTATCGAAGAAGCTGAGAAAATCACAAAAGACGCTGGTCTTGATGTATATGACCAGGTTAAGAAAATTCAGCCGATCTGCTTTGAGAATGCTGCATGGGCTTACACAGTAGGTGCTGCAATCGCAATCAAGAAAGGCTGCAAGAGAGCTGCTGACGCTGCTGCAGCTATCGGAGAAGGACTTCAGGCTTTCTGTATTCCTGGATCTGTTGCTGACCACAGAAAAGTAGGTCTTGGACATGGAAATCTTGGTAAAATGCTCCTTGAGGAAGAGACAGAGTGCTTCTGCTTCTTAGCAGGACATGAGTCTTTCGCAGCTGCTGAGGGTGCTATCGGTATCGCTGAGAAAGCAAACAAAGTACGTCAGAAACCATTACGTGTTATCCTGAACGGACTTGGAAAAGATGCTGCCCAGATCATTTCCCGTATCAACGGATTCACATTTGTTGAGACAAAATACGATTACAAAGAAGCTAAATTAAACGTAATCTATGAGAAGCCATATTCAAACGGACTTCGTGCTACTGTAAAATGCTACGGTGCAGATGATGTTCAGGAAGGTGTTGCTATCATGCATCACGAGAACGTTGGTGTTTCCATCACTGGTAACTCCACTAACCCGACTCGTTTCCAGCATCCGGTTGCAGGTACATACAAGAAAGAATGTATCGAGCAGGGTAAAAAATACTTCTCCGTTGCTTCCGGCGGTGGTACAGGACGTACTCTTCACCCAGACAACATGGCAGCAGGTCCTGCTTCCTACGGTATGACAGATACTATGGGACGTATGCACTCTGATGCACAGTTCGCTGGATCCTCTTCCGTACCGGCTCACGTTGAGATGATGGGTCTTATCGGAATGGGTAACAACCCGATGGTTGGTGCTACTGTTGCTGTAGCTGTTTCTGTAGAGGAAGCTGCTAAGGCTGGCAAGTTCTGATTATATAAATTGTAAAAGCGTTGAAAGTGCCGTAAACTCAAGGGTTTACGGCATTTTTGTTACTGTCTGGATTTCTTGCAAAACAGTATGAAAATATATGAAAAAATGGCGGTAACTAACAAATAACTAACAGGTAACTGACAGGCGTAACTGACAAGTAACTAACAAACCTACCACGAAAAAAGCAGCAGGACAATGCCTGCCGCTAATCATTTTGTTATCTTTTCCATTTCTCTTTTCAGATCTTCCACAGTACGGTGAGTATATATCTTTTCTGTGATATCTGCAATTTCATGTCCAACGATCATTTTCAGAATATATTCATTCATATTTGCTTCTTTTGCTTTCGTAATAAAAGTGTGTCTGGTGTCGTGGGGCTTGTGATCCATTCCCAGTCGTGCCATAACCTTCTTGAAACGTCCACGATATTTGTCATATGTAAGGTAAGTGCCCTGCTGACCGTCCGGATCATTGAAAAGATAATTACTTCCCATACCGACTGCTTGCTCATAATTCTTACGCACCAGATCAGCAACCAGTGGATGAATTGGAACCAGGCGGTTACGGCCGGCATCTGTTTTCAGTCCACCGGTGTATGTCATATTATCCAGATCCACATCTGCAACTTTCAGAACTGCCAGTTCTTGGGGACGCCATCCGGAATAAATTCCGATCAGGATCATATCTGCGAATGGTATTTCTGGATGTTCCATAAGGGCTGCAATTTCCTGTTCAGAAAAAGGAATGCGGACGATAGTAGGACGTTCTCTTTTGACCCCATCACATAAGGCTGCATAGTTTTTATCCACAAGCTCATGCTTCATAGCCCATTTATACATAAGGTTAAACAGACTCTTCATTCGTCCCTTAGTGCTGGATCCTACGTTTGCACTATGAATGGTTCCTTCAAGATGTTCGACTCGGACATCTTTTATTCGCATATCATAAAGAGGAGTGCAGTACTTGTAAGCCGCAGTGATCGTACGTATGCTGGAAGCATTGCTGAGTGTGGGGAAATATTCTTCAGACCATTTTTCGTACACTTCCGAAAAAGTTGTCTTATTAAAATTCAGATCATACGGATTTTCATTGTATTGTACAAGAGCAGTCATTGCTTCCTGTCTGGTAGCATAATATCCGATCGCCTGTTGCTTCTGCTTAACCTTTTGTCCTTTCTCATCAAATTCCCATCCGAAGGTTTTGGCTGCTACCCATGGCCGCCGGCGTCTGCCAGATAGCTTATACACAGAACCGAATCCATTTGGAAGTTTCATAACATCACCTTTCTTCTAAAAAAGAGTATAAAAAATACACCTTTGCAGGTGTAAAGAAAAGTGCTATAATAATCTTGCTATGGAATGATTATAGCAGTTTTCTTTACACTGCAAATTATTCAACAGATCGCTCTGGTGCTGGTAACACCGGGGCGATTTTTTATATAAAGTAAAAGACACCCATGCAATATACTTGTATGAGTGCCTTTCAACCATAATCAATATGGTTCTCTCACAAGTATATTACTATAAAAGTAAAGTATCTGCAATTTTTTCTTACAAATTAGTTCATTTCAAGTTCCTTCATCAGTTCTTCCTGAGAAACAAATTCGTGACACTCAGGATTCTTGCGGATTTCGTCCAATAGCATTAGATCAATTTCATCTGGTTCTACTTCCTCAATATCATCCCAGGTCTTGGGAGCAATGATGTAGCGGCTCTGGATCATCTTCCAGAAGAATTCGGCTTCTTTATCGTTCATAAGGGATACAGCACCGATGATACGTTCCTTTGTTGCTGTCATAGTAATCACACTCCTTTATAAATCTGTCCACGGTTTCCGATAGCTTCAATTAATAAAATATTTCCATTTATATCAAAAATAATACGATAATCTCCAACACGAAGCCGGTAATCATTTCTGCCCTGTAATGCTTTGACATCACCAGCAGGAAGAAGATTGATAGCATTTATGATTCTCTTTCGTGTAGGGACATCTTGTTTCTTTAGAAATTTGAGCGCTTGCTTAGAATACTGGATTTCCAAATAAACACCTCCAATAATGTTGTAGCTATAAATTGCTATTAAAAATAATCGTTATATGCTTTTGTATAGTTACTGTGTAGTAAATTGTCTATTTTGCTGTTGAAAGAAGTTATTTTCCAAGCTGATCCAGACTTCTTTAATTTTAAGGTAAGATTTCCGTGGCTGTAATCTATTCCTGCTTTACTATGTACACAAATGCGTTCGTACATATACTTTAAAAGTTGAGATTCAGAAATGTTCGGATTTTTCAACTGGTAATAAACTGAGTTTTCAAATGCTGCTTTGAATACGTTATATCTGTTTGGATATTTGTAACTAAGCTTCACAGTGGCATTCTTTCCGCTGACTTTTATTGATTTTAGTTCGTAAGAAATACGTTTGTTATATTTCTTATAATATTGAGGCATGTAGCTATTTTCAATGAATAATTTAACACTCGAAGGTTTGGTAAAACATTTTGTTAGTTTACTTGTATTATATTGCTTCGCATATTTGAAAAAACGATCTACACTCTTTTTCACCTGTTTTTGCGCAGTGGTCATTTTTTGCTTTGGAATAATTATCTTATCTTCAGTGAGACAATTTATGCAATAACGCATACGCACACCAGTTTTAAATATAGTCGGCTTTTTATCAATGTACCATTCTCCCCATACATGATTAGAAGCTGGGATGATGGTAGTTTCTTGAGTATGACAATATGAACAGGATCTATAGGCTTTTTTTTCTTCTGTACATATATTAGTAGCAGTTTTCCAATCAGACCAGGAATGAATTCCGTTGGTTGGAACATCTTCTTGTTGAGTTTTGTAACAAAAAGTACAAGTGCGGGTCTTAATTCCAGTATATGTACAGTTTGGAGCAGTTGTAATTTGCCATTCTCCCCAAGGATGATCAGAAACTGGGAGACTAATGGTTTCAATTTTGCGACATTTTTGGCAAATTTTCATTTCTGATCCTTTGGAAAGACAATCAGGCTCAATTCTATAAACTGTTTCCCAGACATGCGAACATTCTGAAGCATAAATTGGAATTACTGACAATAAGCATAGAAGAAAACCGACAATGCAAGATAGTATTAATTTCTTTTTCATAAAATCCCCCTTCCGTATATTACCAAGATAGTAATAGTATCAAACATAATTTTTGTGTAAATAATAATCTTATGAAGATATTATTAACTCAAATTATGTATGAGAAAAATGTATCTGTACGGCAGCTGTCGCAGATGACAGGAATCACGAAATCTACTCTCAATAATATTATGATTGAGAAATACTCACCTACGCTGGATAATCTGGAAAAGATAGCCAGAGTTTTGAAAGTAAGAATCTCTGATCTATACGACTCGCCGTACAAATAGTAAAAAGTGTCCAGCATACTGGACAATTGCGTTTCGGTGCTAAATATTGCCCTCTGTTTATCGTATAATGAGTATAAAAGATAATGTTAAACGAACAAATGTTTGTGAAATATATTGCACTTCAAATATAAATGGTGTATATTAAAAGCAAACAAACGTTCGAATAAACGAGAACGGGGGGGGCATACATATGATGAAGAATGATAAAGAAGAGTACAAGGGCAAAATAATTGAGTTGGTAAACTTGATTAAAGAAGAATCCGTTCTGAGGCGGATCTACTTAATAATAATTACCATGATAGGGGCCGACCATTGAGGTTGGCTCTTTTCTTATTCTATGCCCAGGCAAGCTTTCATAAATTCTTCAATATGTTTTAGCTTTTCCGGATCAGCTTCTGCGATAGCATTTAACATATTTCTCGCCATCTGGTTCTCGGTCCTACTAAGTTTTCCAAGATTAATAGAGAAGCGATCTTCTTCATTCACTTTCGTGAACATATTATCGTCTCCGCCTTCACCAGTTCGAAGCCAAATTTCATTTACATTGAATTCTTTACATATTAAAGAAATTACAGCATCGCTTGGTGCGTTTTTCCCTACTTCATATGCACCGATGTTTCCTCTGGCTATTTTTAACCTATCAGCAAAGGCTTGTTGAGTTAAGCCGAGCCTTTTTCGTAGAGCTTTAATTCGCTCATTCATATCCGATCCTCCTTTCTGATGAATTCATAATAGCATATTGGAAAAAGTAAATCAAGAAGAAAATGTTGGTTAATTACAAAAATGTTGTTGACAAAAGAGATTAACCAACATATAATTGAAATATACCAACAAGAGAGCGAGGTGAGAAGACATGGAAGGTAAAAAAAACACTGTCAGACCAAATGGCACTGACAGTGCAAGAGTTATACAAGTAATTGAAACAAAAAGTAATAGAGGGAAAGGAACACTGGATGATCTATCCAGACAGGTTGTACAGTATTGGAGCCTGGAAGGTCAATTGCTAGCTGAAAGAGATTCGCATACAACTAAGAACGAGCAACCGGCGGATGTTTGATCATGTATTTGACTTCTATTTGAGATAAGAAGATCTCCATATATTTTTTTAGAAGCACAAAATCATGCTCTGGGTATTTTCTTTTGTAATGAGTGTAATCATTGCCAAGGATACGGACAACATCGGCAGTATTAACAAGATCTGCTTGCTGAAGGTATGTAGCAATAGCGTTACAAAGGGATTGTTTAGCAACGGTTTCAGCGGGTTCTCCAAGTTCTTGTATTGCATAATCTTTTATCAAAATTTCAAGCGAGGAACGGAAACCTATAGCAGCTAATTCGAAATTTTGATTGTATTCAGCTTGCAATGCCTGGTTGTACATGTCAATAAAACGTTCTGATATAGCGGCTAAATTTTCGTTTTTGTATGGCTCAATTTGAGTAGAAGGATACATACAGACCATTGGAGCATCATCTGTATTTGTTCCAGGGTTTTCGCAGGCGAAAAAGAAAAATTTATGACAGGCAGTGCATTCGCAAACAGATATGAGCAAACGGCCATCATTGAAAGAATAATAATCTTTTTCTTTCACAATAGCGTCAGTTCCAAAACCACAATGCGGACAGATTGCAGGCTTTTGATATTTAAACGAAAAGGAAGAGTAGAAGGAAGATGCAGATTTAGTAATGAATTTCATAAAAACCTCCTTAGGTAAGATTTAGGCATGCCAGTACCTAATAATCTAAGAATAAGAAAAAAGAGAAAAAAAGTCAATGCTACATTTATAACCAACATGAGAAAGAGAGGCGAGAGAATGAAAGTTAAAACAATCCCAGAAATCAACATGACAGATAATCCTTTAGACAACATTATTAAAATGGCTCCTTATTTGGATGAAGGAAGTCAGCGAACTGTGTTCGGGATGATGTTGGAAGCGGTTATGAGTATAAAAGATGATGGAAAGAAAGCTGGATAAAGAAGCAACTATACTGTATTCAAACGAAAAAGAAAGCGAGGTGAGAAAGAAATGAAATTATTTGGATTTAGAATTAATGCAGGAGAAATCAAAGATGTCAGAGAAATAGAGAAAACATTAGAGAACATTGAAGAAAAGAAAAATAAAATAATAGATCTTGCAGGACAGCTTAGTACTCTGACAGAAATTAAATTCAAATATTCAGCAGATGGGAGTATTGAAAAGAAATTTGAGGTAGATGGATTTGAAATGGATAAGATCTTGGGAAATATGAGAGTAGCTCAGATGCAAATTGTAGATAGCTATAAAAGTCTGGAAGCACTTGGCATGATAGAAATTACCCCTGCTCCAAAGAACAGGGGAAAGACACTACTTGGAAAAAGCATCCAAGAGTTCTTTAGCTAGTTGCGCAATGTCGGATCTGAGTTTTTGAAGATCAGACTTGGTAGCAGGTGCGTTGCCATCATAGACGGCAGAAAGAGAAGCTTCAGTAAAGTGTTCTATAGATTTAAGCGCTTGTTTTTTATCCATGGTAGCTTGCTCCTTTCATAATACTCAGGCATGCCAGTGCCCTGTACCTAAAGGATAGGAGAGAATAAAAAGAAAGTCAAGTTTGACAGAAAGGTAGGCGAAAAATATGACCAAAGAAAAGAAAGAGCGTATCACAGCAATCGTACAGAACCTGAAACAGATGGACATTGTAAGTCTTAAGTTGATGGAGAATAACTCAGAACTCCTGAGAGCCAGAGATGCAATGGAAGTAGAAACCCAGAAAGCAGGATAACAGAAGCGAGGTGAAAAGATGGAAAGTGACCGAGACAGGAGATTTGCACTTGAAGGATTTGTAAGATATCACGATGACAGAATCTGGAAGCAGACGCAAAAGCTTGTCAGAGAAGAAAAAGAAGCAATAACCAAAATGGCAGTTACCCTTACTGCAATAAGAATAACTGCCATGCTGCTTATCTTTTGGTTTGCGCTTCATAAGTTTTCAGGACAGTAGATGCAACTTCATGTACTGCACTGACAAGTTCATCCTTGGAAAGTTCGTCAGCAGTGGAGTGATAGATTTCGTTGATCATTTCGTGACTGAACAGATCAATGACTTCGTGAATTGTCATATAAAGAACTCCTTTCATAATACTCAGGCATGGCAGTGCCCTGTAGCTCAAGAATAGGAGAACAGGAAAGGAAAGTCAATAAAAGAAAGTGAGGAAAAATAAAATGTTAACTAATATTGAAACAGAAAGAGTTCGAAAAGGGCTGACGCAGGAGCAGCTTGCTTCGCAATTAGGAGTATCTCACAAAACATATTACAACTGGATTAATGAAAAGAAAGATATTCCAAGCCAAAAGTTGAAAAAGATGTCTCGAATGTTCAAAACGAACATGGAGTACTTGTTAGGAGAAGAGCAGAAAAGGGTTTTATATCTTTGTGATGGAAATGTTCCAACCTGCAAGAAAAATACATGTTACAAAAATCCAAAGAGAAAGGGTGATTGTCCACCATGTACTTATACAAAAGATGTGACACATGCTTTAAATTTTCACAAAACATCGGAGCATGTACATGCAGCATATTATGAGAATGGCCAGCCGGAATAAGGCGGCTGGCCAAAAACTCATTTGAACTGTGCCAGGAATTCAAGGACACTCTTAAGACCATTTTTAAATTTGTTTTCCATGTAAATGATTGTCTTATCGGTGAGCTTGATCTCATTGGCAAGATCTTCGCCAGGTTCGCAAGTGATGTATCCGGCAGAAGCAAGTGACCAGCAAAGAGAAGATACATGATCAGAATCAGAGTCGGGATAGAAATGTTCCATAACTACATCTGAATTAGCAAAGTAATTTGCTTCGTCAAAGGATACAGCGGGCTGGCGGCTTAAAACTTCTTTGTACATAGAGGTAAGAAGTTTCTGCTGTTCTCTGGTTAAATCATCCATAGTGATTCCTCCTTTCTATTTAGGGTAGGGAAATCTTAACACAGTATGAAATAAATTACCATAGAAAGGAAAAAAGTAGAGATATATCGACAGAAAACGAGGTGAGAGAATGAAGCTACAAACAATTTCATTAGTAATTTCAATAATCGCATTAGTTTTGGCTATAGCGAAAGCTGCTGGTTAAAAGTGATGGGAAGAAAAGGATGTGTAAAGATGGAACATATAAAAATCGTATGCAAAATACCTCATGAGATAGCACTGCAGGATGGATTCTTGAGCAAACTCATTAGAAAAATGGAGAGACAGGTGAAAAACACCAGAAAGAGCCCTCATATGACAATCGAAATCACATGGGGGAAGCAGGATCAATCAGAGGTTATTTCAAATGTACCGATTACGGATTTATCAATGGAATAATAAGAAAGCAGGATGCGAAAAATGAACACAGGAAAAATATTGACAACTGAAGCTGCTGCAATTCTCAATACGTCCCCGCAGTTTGTACGTGTTGCGATGCAGCAGGGAAAACTGCCGATTGGAATAGCGATTAAGATGTCCACCAAGTGGACTTATAACATCTCTGGAAAGCTTCTGACAGAATACAGCGGAAAAGATGTTGAAAAAGAGCTGGAACAGATCAGAAAAAAGAAAGTTATGTAAACTAAAGAAAAGAGCCGATGCAAGGGGTGCATCGACTCAGGTCCATATGTAATCAACCAATTACATAATATCATTGGGCCACTAAAAAGTCAAGAATGTAAGAAAAATCAGGGGTGAAATTCCCCTGTTTAGTACTCGATTAAGATATTAAACTTAGGAGCCTTTTGGTATGAAAACAAAGCGTAAAATCTGGTATCTGCAGAAGAAGGATATCCTGTATGTGGAAGAGAATCATGATGGCAAGTATGGAGCTAAGGGGAAGGAGAGACTGCCTAAGAGAAAGCTCACTCCTGAAGATGTTCAGAGAGTAAACGCCTGGAATAAATCCAAGAGGGCAAGACTCAGACTGATGGAATATTTTTCACCAGGTGATCTGTGGGTGACATTTACATACAAGCCAGAGAACAGACCTCCAGATATGGACACTGCCAAGAAGCAGTTTTTGAAAATGATGGACAAGCTAAGAAAGATTTACAGGAAAAAAGGCAGGGTGCTCTTCTGGATCCGGAACATTGAGCGGGGGACGAAGGGAGCCTGGCATATACATTGTATTATCAACGATATTGGAAATACGGCAAGTCTTGTTGAAAGGGCCTGGTCCTATGGTGGAGTATATGTAACTCAGATCAGGAAGAGTAAGTGCCCGGAAGAGGATTTCCAGAAGCTGGCTGATTACATC